TAGTACATGCGCAGGTCAGATTCGCCCGTTGAGTTGAGACCGGCAGGAGACTGGCCGAACAAGCGGACCAACGGGATGCCGGTGGCGCCTGCGATCTGCTGGCCGAACTGGAGAATCATGTCCGACAGGCCAGAGAAGGTATAGCTGTGCGCCTGGAAGGTGTCCTCTTTATCCAGGAGGGTCAGACCTTCGTTGGTCTGCAACATTCGCATGTGGTGGAACATCTGCAGCAGGTTTTCCTCTGCCTTGCCGCCTGCCGCGAGCACTTCGCGCAACTTGTCGATTTGAACCGTGCGGAGATGCGCCTTCTGGATCAGGTTGGCAGCGCCCGATGTGGCGGTGTCAAAAGCCACCAGGCGGTCATACATTCGCTCAACGACAGACTCACCCCACATCTGTTCGGTGATGGCCTGGTAAGCAGGAAGCTGCACACCAATCTGGCGAATTACCCGTGTATGGTGAATTCGGACATTGCTCACCTGGCCTGTGGTCACATTCGAGATCACGTCATAGAACATCGGCAAGCCAAAGTCCATGCCATCGATCACGATGTTTTGTAGGGATGGCTGAAGCTGCCAGCGGTCGAAGACCTTCAGGCCGCGGAACTGGTCCCTGCCCACGGTGTTCACGTTCAATGGAGTTGCGGGGTCCTGCCCGTCGATGACGATCATTGCAACTGCGCCACCGTACAGCCTGCCCCATTTGATGGCCTCCAAAAGTGAGTGCCAAACGCCAAGGCGGGTCATTGCCACCTGCATCTGCTCGATTTTCTCGGGCTCGATATCACCCTTGATGCTGATGCCGGCACGCGTCATATCCTCGGCCACCGAATCAACTGCAGCGCCAACGATCCAGCTGCCACGGTACATCGCCTCCAGCTTGATGCGGTTGCGCGTGAGCAGGTCGAAGATGTAGGTGCCGTCGCTCATCACGTTCTGAGCACCCATCCCCATTCGCGCGGTGAGGTTGGCGAAACCGTCTCGGGTCGTGGCCACAGGTTTCTTGCTGGCGGTGCGGCGTTGCTTGGCGTTCATATCATTTTCTCCCAAAGGGATGCGGCGTTGTTGGAGGCAAGCATGTCGTTGATTGCATCGATCATCGGATCCACTTGGTCGTCGTGGGCGTGCGTGTCATCGGCAGAGAACGATTCGCATTCGCTGAGAAAGTCGCTCACAAATGGCTCTTGTGGTAATGATACCTGCCCTGATTCGATGTAGCCAACGATATCCAGCAGTCTGGTGTATTTGTCTTTTGTTCTTTGAATGCCTGCCACGGGTATTTGTGCCTTGGTCTTGAGGCCCTGAATTAACCCTGTGCCAGATGCTTTGTCCTCGATCTTCATCTGGCGCAATTGACCGAATTTCCCCGTGTCGGCCGCCTGGTGCTTTTGCCAAAAGGAGATCGCTCTGCGTTCAAGCTCTGGGGCTTCCCACTTCCCCCGAATCAGGTCGAGCAGATAGGCTTTTCCATCCTTCCCTTTACCCCAACACTCAAAGACCGAGTAGTCGTTTCGTTCAGATGTCTTTTGGGCGGTGTCGGCGTAGATGATGCGGTAGTCAATCACTGGCGGCTGCTGGTGCATCTGGAACCACTCGGTTTTGATAATTCGGCCTCCCCGAGGGTTAGGTCTCTGCTGCAACTGCCCGGCCACGGCGTGCGAGCCAAGTGAGGATTCAAGCTCGGCAACATTGGCCTCGGAAAATCGCTCTGGGAACATCAACTCCCCATCGGTTTTGCGCGGGTCGCCCTTGCCAACTACCCACTTGCTGCGTCCGGCCTCGTATCGCATCGGAATCAAGAGATGGTCATAGCCAAACTCAAGCGCAACGTCTGACACATCGCCCACGGCGAGCCTCTGCATGATGATGACGATTGCCGAGTCGTCGTTGTTGACCCGACTGGGCAGGGCCTCACGGAATGTCACCACATCCGCTGCCAGCTTCACACGGCTGTTAGCATCATCGACGCTGTGCGGGTCGTCCAGGATAACGCGGTCGCCCCGCGAACCAGTCATGGAGGTGAATGCCATCGCCTCCCTGAATCCTGTCGCTGAGTTTTCAAACTTGGTCTTGGCGTTCTGGTCTCCGGTCAACTCGATGGGCCAGAGACGCTGATACCACTCCGACTGAATCAGGCGGCGGCATTTGGTGCTGTCCCTGACTGCCAAGTCCTGCTTGTGGGCAGTTCCGAGGTAGCGCATCGCCTGCATCCCCTTTGCCCCCCATTCCCAGGCAGGCCAAATCACCGAGGTCAGGAGCGACTTCATTGTACCTGGCGGGACGTTAATCAGCAGCCTGTGAATGTCGCCACTGGTCACGGCTTCCAGATGGTCGCAGATGGCCTCGACTGCCCATCCCCACTTCAGTTCGGTGGCTGGTTCAAGGACATGCCATGCCCGTTTTGCAAAATTGCCAAGAGAACGGGCGCAGTACTCACGCTCGATGGCAATCAGGTCGGCATCAGTCAGTTGCATGCTTGGCCGCCAAAATCTCAGCCAAAGCAGCGTCCGACAGCTTGCTCACGTCCAGTGCAGGCTTCGGGGTCATGCTGCCATCCGGCGAGGTGTGCTCAAGGCGGTGCGTTTCTGCCCATCGCATCTGGGTCTTTGTCCACCAGATCATGGCGGTGGTGTCGCCTGCCATGGCCTTTTGGAAAACTCCCTTGCCCACCTGCGCGTTGGCTTTGGCCTTGCCTGAGATCAGTTCAGATGAGAAATGCGAACGCAAGGTGTCAATGCTGATACCGCCTCGAATCAATGCGGCAATCTGTTCAAATGGCACGCCATAGCCAGCCATGGCTTCTACTTGCTTTCGGTCATAATCGGTTGGCTCAAAGGCAGGGCGACCTGCTCCAGGGCGTGCGCCACCATTTTTGCCGCGCTTGACTGCCTCTTTTTTAGGCGGTTGGGTAGGTTTTTCAGATTTTGGCATGTTGCGCCTCCATGTACGCGACCATCTTTGGCGCTGTTGCTTTGAACCATGGGGTCAGTAATTCTTTTTCAAGTTTTGGCTTCTTTGTCGCCATTTTTAACCTCCGCGAAAGGTTTTCCAGTGTCTGCGTGGATGGCCTGCTTGCCTGTGAATTCAATGTAACGCTTGACGATGACGTCGCAGTAGCGTGGGTCCAGTTCCATCAGGCGGGCTTGGCGGTTTGTTTTCTCGCAGGCAATCAGGGTGCTGCCACTGCCGCCAAACAGGTCCAGGACGATCTCACCTGGGTTGCTGCTCCACTCGATCATGCGCTCCACCAGTGCGACAGGTTTCATGGTCGGGTGCAAGTCACTCTTCGTTGGCCGGTTGTGCCGGATGATCGTGCCGCTGGCCTTGTTCCTGATCTCGTTGATCATCTCGATGAGCTGCTCCTTCTTCATCGACTTCAGATCGACGTCATCGTCGATCACCGTGGTCAGCGTGAAGTCGCCGCAGAAGTAATGGCCAGCGCCTTCTTTCCAGCCGTACAGGATAGGTTCGTGCTGCCAGTTGAAGTCCTGGCGTGACAGGGTTGCGCTTTGCTTCACCCAGATCAGCACCTGGGAAAGTTTCAGGCCTGCTTCCACCAGGCAGTCTGTGAATGCTGCGCGCTCAGACTCTCCGTGTGCGACGTAGATCACTGCGCCAGCACGCATGACTGCGTAGTAGCTGGCATAGACGCTGCGCAGGAAGTCTCTGAACTCGCCAGTTCCCATGTCGTCGTTCATGATCTTTCCGGCTTTGCCTTCGACCGCCACGTTGTATGGTGGATCGGTCCAGACCAGATCAGCCAGCTTCCCGTCCATGAGCTGCTCGACCTGCTGCAGGTTTGTGCTGTCGCCGCACATCAGCCGATGTTTTCCGAGCACCCAGATGTCGCCTGGAACGCTGATTGGCGTCTCTCCGACTTCTGGGACATCATCTGGATCGCCTTGGTACTCGATCTGCTCTGCGTCTTCGACCTTGGTAAGTGCGTCGATTTCGTCCTGAGTGAATCCTGTCATGCCGATGTCGAATCCTTCCTCATCCAGCTCGGCCAACTCCAGCGCCAGCAACTCGTTGTCCCAGCCAGCATTCAGCGCCAGCTTGTTGTCGGCGATGACGTAGGCGCGCTTTTGGGCATCGGTCCAGCCTGCAGCGACCATGACCGGCAATGATGTGAGGCCGAGTTTGCGCGCGGCCATCACGCGACCATGACCGGCAATGATGCCGCCGTCCTCGTCCACCAGCACAGCGGTGGTGAAGCCCCACTCCTTGATGCTGGCCGCGATCTGGGCGACCTGTTCCTCGCTGTGGGTGCGCGAGTTCTTGGCGT